GCGCAGGCCGCTCCCGCCGAGGCCGCTCCCGCACCCGAGCCCGTCGCCGCATCGGCCGCCCGCCGCAAGGCGCCGTCGGCTGGCGGCATCTCCCGCCGCACCGCCCCGATCGTTGCCCCGCCCGCCGGGCAGGCCGACATCGTGATCACCGCCGCCGCAGACGTGCCGGGCCTGTCGAACGGGCAGCGCATCGACCGTCTCGGTGTTGCCACCGCCATGCACGCCCGTGCTCGTGGCCTGGGCGACTCGGCAGGCAAGGGCTCCCGGTTCTCGGTCGCCACCGTCAAGACCCCCGTCCCGGCCGAGTTCATCATCACCGAGCGTTCCGACGCAATGGCGATCATCGACGAGGCCGTGCGCTCCACGCTGGAGGGCAAGGACGCCAAGGCGCTCGTCGCCGCTGGCGGCTGGTGCACCCCGTCGACGAACCTGTACGACCAGTTCGCCGTGGAGTCCCGTGACGGTCTGCTGGACATGCCGACCGTCGGCGTGACCCGTGGCGGCACCAACGTCCCGAGCTACTTCGGCATCTCCGCTGCTGCGGGCGCCCTGTGGACGTGGACCGAGGACGACGACGAGAACACCGCCGCCAAGACCATCACGAACGTGGTGCTCACCTCCAACGTGGCCACGATCACCACATCGGCCGCCCACGGCTACCGTGTCGGCCAGACCGTGGTCGTCGACTCGTCCAACGACGTGTTCGACGGCACCTACGTCATCTCGGCGGTCGGCTCGTCCACCACGTTCAGCTACGCCAAGACCGCCGCCAACGTCACGTCGGCTGCGGCGACCGGCTCGGTCAACTTGGTCAAGGGCTGCCTCACCATCCCGTGCCCGACGTGGACCGACGTCCGGCTGGGCGCCGAAGGCATCTGCCTCACGCACGGCAACCTCATGGACCGGGCGTACCCCGAGATGACCGCACGGTTCGTCGACCTGACGATGACCGCCCACCTCCACCGGGTGAGCAACGCCAAGCTGGCGAAGATCATCGCCACCGCCACCGCCGTCACGGTCGCCACCGCCCCGTCCGACGCTGCCGGTGACGTCCTCAACGCCATCGACTTGCAGGTTGCGGACTACCGCAGCCAGCACCTCATGGGCGCCAACGCCGTGCTCGATGGGCTGTTCCCGCAGTGGGTGATCGAGGCCGTTCGGTCGACGCTCGCCATGCGGGCCGGTGTCGCCATGACGAACGTGTCGAACGCCGAGGTCGTCGCTCACTTCACGAACCGCAACGTCCGGCCGCAGTTCCTCGCCGGGTACGACCCGCTCTACCGAGGCGCAGCGGCAGCGACCGGCTGGCCCGCCACCACCAAGTTCCTGCTGTACCCCGCAGGTTCGTACGTGGCCGGTGACGGCGGCTCGATCGACCTGGGCGTGGTGCGTGACAGCACCCTCAACAAGACCAACGACTTCACGGCCGCCTGGTCGGAGCAGTTCTACTCGGTCATCCAGCGAGGCCCGGCCGCCCGTGAGGTCACGGTCACCGTCGGCGTCAACGGTCGTACCGGTGGCCCCGAGTTCCTGGGCGCCTGAGCCCCGACCGAGTGACACCCGAACCGAGTAGGAGCACCACCACATGACGATCATCGACGCATCTCAGCTACTTGAGCTGGTCGACCCGCCTGCGGTGGTGCCCCTCCGGTTCGGGTTGTTCTCGGTGGTCGACTTCCGCCCGGCCGAACGGCTCCCGTTCGCTGTCGTGTGGGAGTCGGACACCTGTGCGGACGTCACGACGACGAACGACGTGTGCGTGCTCCCAGCGCAGGTCGACCCGACGTTGGATGACGCCTGCTACACCGAGTCCGCACCCGGGTTCGCTGCCGTCTACCTCTACGGTGCGTCGCTCGGCGGGCAAGGTCTCGATTACCACGAGGGCAAGGCCCGAGCCCGCTTCACGAACGGCGAACAGGTCGCCGTGGAGACCGAGCTGGCGGCGCAACTGGCGGTCGCACCGACCGTCATCGCCCCGGTGACGTCGCTCATCTTGGCGCTCGGGGCGTTGGAGCTGGCGATCGGCCAGAACGTCCACAATGAGGGCGTCATCCACATGAGCCGGTCTGCTGCGGTGCAGCTCGGCGATCACCTTGACACGTCGGGTTCCCGGCTTCGCACGAAGCTGGGCACCCCCGTTGTCGCTGGTGGCGGCTACCACTCGATGGGGCTGACGTCCATGTACGCCACCGGGCCGCTCGTCGGCGAGCGAGGCGAACTGCTCGTGTCGTCGACTGTCGACCGTCGCACCAACGGCGCATCGGTTCTCGTCGAACGCCCGTACATGATCGGCTGGGACTGCGGCGCCTGGCGGGTCACCGTCTCCTGATGAACACGAACGCCTGAGGAGGGCACCAGCATGGCAACGAAGATGCTCAACAGTCTCAAGGGTCGGGTCATCCGCCTGACCCGTCTCGACGAGTGCGGCGAGCCCGTCATCGGGGCTTGCTCGTCGGTCGTCACCGCCGGGTTCATCTCGGTGGAGTACGGGTTTGAGGTGGAGGCAGGCGAGGAGTACCAGCAGAAGAACGCCTGGGGCGACTTCTGCATCAGCGAGAAGGACCGTGACCGCAACAAGTGGCTCAACGTCGGCATCTCGATGTGCGAGGTCAACCCGAGCGTGCTGGACATCGTGGCTGGCGGCACCCCGATCACGTCCGGCGCCGACACAATCGGTGCGTCGTTCGGTGTCGACGGGAGCCTGGAGGCGTTCGCCATCGAGGTCTGGACGAAGCAGGCCGGTGGGGCGTGCTCGGGCGGCAACCCCGAGTGGGGCTACTTCGTGGCTCCGTTCGTCAAGAACGGCACCCTGGACGGCTCCATCACGATCGAGAACGGCACCCTGTCGATCGACTTGAAGGGCGAGGGCCAGCAGGCGACGTCGGCGTGGGGCGTCAACCCCTACAACGACAACCCGCTCCTGGCGACGCTCGGGATGCCGGTCGGCGACTTCATGGCGGTCGTGCGGACGACCGTCCAGCCACCGGCCGCCACTGTCGGATGCGTGGCGCTGTCGTGAGCGACAACCCGTTCGGCTACGACCTGGCCGCCGAGGCCCGCAAGGTCCGAGACGGCGACGCCGAGACGGCTGCCTTCGACCCGTCGGCTCACACGGTCGACGAGGTGTTGGCGTACATCGACGAGCACCCCGACGAGCTGGCGGCGATCGTCGCCGCCGAGGCCGCCGGTAAGGCCCGCAAGACCATCTTGGGCGTGGCAGAATGACCGGCGTGGAGGCACCCGACGATCTGGTCATCTGCGGCAAGTGCACCGTCGCCCTGCCGCCCGGGATGACGCAAGAAGAAGCTGACCGGCTCGTCGCTGAGGCTGACGCTGCCCACGAACGGAAGGACTGACCGATGGCCATTGGCTACGTAACCTCACTGCGGACGACCCGCATCACCGCCGTCAACACGGCGATCGGTGCGAGCGGCAAGCTGCGCATCTACTCGGGCGTGAAGCCTGCGGTGGGCGGCGCCGAGACGACGATCTTGGCGACCTTGCCGCTGTCGGCGACCGCCGGGACCGTCTCCAACGGCGTCCTCACGTTCAACGCCATCACGAACGACTCGTCGGCGGATGCGACCGGCACCCCGACGTGGGCACGGCTGATGACGTCGGCTGACGTGGCGGTGGCCGACATGACGGCCGGGGTCGGGTCGGGGGACATCAACTTCGATGCGTCCATCGTCGTCGGCGGTGTCGTGTCGGTGACGTCTCTCGTCATCACCGACGGCTCAAGCTGACCCCCGACCCCCACCCCTAGAAGGGAGGGGTTTGAGTGGCTATCGCTCAACTCAATGCCCAGTACACGGCGCAAGCCAAGGCGCTGTCCAACTCGTTCACGCTCACTTGGAACGGCGGCACTTGCCCTGCGGGGACGTTGTGGGTCATCACGGTGTCGTTGGAGAACTCCGGCGGGGCGGCGACCAACTTCACGGGCGTCAGCTTCACGAGTGGCGGCACGGCGGTCCCGACGTGGGGCTCCGTGGTGCGTGTTGGCGGGTCGACGACGGCTGGCGCCGGGTCGCAGTCGTGGCTGATCTACGGCATCTCCAACTCGGCGGTCAACAACGGCGCCACGTTCACCGTCAACGCCCAACAGGCGTCAACGGCGTGGGCCGGGGCGATCGCAGCGTTCTCGGGCGTCGACACAGCCAACAACGGGCTCCGCACCAGCACGACCGGCACTGCTGGCGGCGCCTCGGCTTCCCCGTCTGTTCAGCAAGGCGCAAGCGTGTTGGCGGGCGACTTGGCGGTCAACTCGTTCGCCATCGAGGGCACCGGCACCGTCACCACCGCCGACACTGACACAACGAACGGTTCGTGGTTCTTCACGACCACCGCCACCCAACGGACGATCGGCACGACGGGCGGCTCGGCGGCCACGAACCAGTGGTTGTCGACGAACTACAAGATCACGAACGCTGGGGCAGCACCGCAGGTCTACAACCTCACGATCGCCTCAGCGGACTGGGCTGGCACCGCTGCGGCGTTCGCCCCGCTGTCGAACGATCGTGTCGGCACCGGCAACATCACCGACACCCGGGACACGGTGTCCGGCTCGGGCACGAGGTCTCGGACGGGCACGGGCTCGATCGCTGACACTCGGGACACGGTGGTCGGTGTCGGGTCGTTCGTGGGCACGTCGACGGCCGCACCGAACCTGACCGACACTCGTGACGTCGTGTCGGGCTCGGGCGACGCCTGGCGCAAGGGCACCGGCTCGATCACAGACACTCGTGACACGGTGGTCGGTGCAGGGACGGCGAAAGTCTCCGCCACCGGGGCGATCACCGACGTCAGGGACACGGTTGCGGGCTCGGGTCGGGCCTACCGCAAGGGCACCGGAGCGATCACGGACACTCGTGATGTCGTGGCCGGGTCGGGCGACGCCTGGCGGGTCGGGTCCGGGGCGATCACCGACACTCGTGACACCGTTGTCGGCGCAGGGACGGCTA